ATGAACCCTCGCAGGAGGACAAAGACCTGACTGCGTTCGTCACCGAGCATTGCGACCGCTGGCGCGACTACCGAAACGCTAATTTCCTTGAGAGTTACCTGGAATATGAGCGTATTTTCCGTGGGCAGTGGGCAGCAGAGGACAAAACAAGGGAATCCGAGCGCAGCCGCATCGTCACCCCTGCCACCCAGCAGGCGGTCGAAACGAGACACGCTGAGATCATGGAGGCAATCTTCGGTCAGGGCGAGTTTTTCGACATTACCGACGATTTGCGGGACGTAAACAACAATCCGCTGGACGTTGCGATGCTCAAAGCGCAGTTGATGGAGGATTTCAAGCTCGACAAGATCAGAAAGTCCATTGATCAGATTGAGTTGATGGCTGAAATCTACGGTACTGGCATTGGCGAGATCATTGTCAAGCAAGAAAAGACGTTTATTGCCGCAACCAGGCCAGTTCCAGGCCAAACAGCAGCTGCCATTGGTGTGATGGAAGGTGAGCGCACAGCAGTCAAGATTGTGCCAATTAACCCCAAGAATTTTCTGTTTGACCCCAACGGCACCAGCATTGATGACTGCATGGGCGTTGCGATTGAGAAGTACATCAGTATTCACAAGATCGTTGAGGGCATTGAGAAGGGTATTTACCGCAAGGTGAACATCACCCCGACCTACGAGGACACTGACCTGGAGCCGACCCAAGAGATCAGCCAGTACCAAGACGAGAAGGTGCTGCTGCTGACCTACTATGGCCTGGTGCCGAGGGAGATGCTGGACAAGAAAGACGAGGAGATCGTCGATCTGTTCCCAGAATCGTCAGCAGCCGACGAGTACAGCAACATGGTTGAGGCCATTGTGGTGATTGCCAATGACGGGATGCTGCTCAAGGCCGAGGCCAACCCGTACATGATGAAGGACCGCCCTGTCATCAGCTACCAGGATGACACTGTTCCCAACCGCCTGCTGGGGCGCGGGACTGTCGAGAAAGCCTTCAATATGCAGAAAGCTATTGACGCACAGGTCAGGTCACACCTCGACTCATTAGCGTTGACCACCAGCCCCATGATGGCGATGGACGCAACCAGGTTGCCCCGTGGCGCCAAGTTTGAAGTGAAGCCAGGCAAGGCTTTGCTGGTGAACGGCAACCCCAGCGAGATTCTGTTTCCCTTCAAGTTTGGCGAGACTAGCCTCAACAATCTCAACACCGCCAAGGAGTTTGAGAGGATGCTGTTGCAATCCACAGGAACTCTGGACTCGCAGGGCATGGTGAGCCAGCAGGCCAGGGATGGCGGCGGCATGAACATGGCGGTTGCGACGATCATCAAGAAGTACAAGCGCACCCTGGTGAACTTCCAAGAGGACTTCCTGATACCGTTCATCGAGAAGGCTGCTTACCGCTATATGCAGTTTGACCCCGAGCGTTACCCATCGGTGGACATGAAGTTCATACCGACTGCGACTCTTGGCATCATTGCCAGGGAGCATGAGCAGCAGCAGTTCATTGGTTTGTTGCAGACCCTGGGGCCAAACACGCCTGTCCTACCTTTGATACTCAAAGGAATCCTCAACAACAGCAGCCTGACCAACAGGTTTGAACTGATGGCGGCACTTGACCAGATGAGCCAGCCTGACCCGAACGCGCAACAAAAGGCGCAGATGCAAGAGCAGCTGGCAATGCAGGCAGCACAGGCGCAGATTGCGGTGAACACCACTCAGGCCGAGCAGAACAGGGCCGAGGCGCAGAAGCTGATGACCGAGGCACAGTTGATGCCTGCCGAGGTGCAGGCCAAGATGAGCGCCAGCCTGACCAAGAACCTGCCGAATGAAGACTCAGCAAACGCCAAAGAGTTTGACAAGCGCGTCAAGATTGCTGAACTGATGCTCAAAGAAGCCGACATGAAGAACAAGAGCAAGATTGTTGAACTTCAGATGAACAATGCAAAGAGCAATGTAGTGGACATGGAAAACCAGTTTCTCGAAAAACTAGCAACGGAGTTGAATTATGGCAATCGATAAAATCTTCAAGAGTTCCAATGTGGACGATTTGGCCGACAACATCTTGAGCGAGGTTGATGATTTCATGGTCAGCGTCAAGCAGATGCAACAGCGAAAGGCTAGTGAAAATGTTCAGACGGTCATCCATGCCTTAAAGAAAATTGAAACCAACATTCAAGACAAGTATGACAACGTAACTGAGGTTCTTGAAAAGCGGGTATCAACAATCAAAGACGGTCGTGACGGTCTAAACGGTACTGATGGGCGCAGTGGGCGTGATGGTAAGCCAGGGCGTGATGGCGTCAACGGCAAACAAGGGCCACCAGGCACACCCGGCAAGGATGGTACAGATGGTGTTGATGGTGTGTCAGTCACCAATGCCAATATCGACTTTGATGGCTCACTGGTCATCAGCCTGTCCTCTGGTCAGCAAATCAATGTCGGTGAAGTTGTGCCGCCCGAGTTAGAGCGCCAGCTTGTTGAGTTGAGACAAGGTGGCGGCAGTGCTGGCAGCAGCGGTGATGTGATGGGGCCAACGGCCTCCACCGACAACGCCATTGTCCGATTTGACGGAACCGATGGCAAGCTGGTACAGAACAGCGTAGTGACCATTGCCGACACCACTGGCAATATGACTGGTGTAGGTACTCTTACCACAAGTGGTGACGCAACCATTCAAGGCTTGACCGTGGGCCGTGGTGGTGGTGCTGTGTCTGGCAATACGGCGGTGGGTTTGACTGCTTTGGCGGGGGTTAATACTGGCGGTAGCAACGTAGCCGTTGGAGATCGCGCACTTCAATCAAACACATCGGGCGGCGACAACACCGCGCTGGGAACTCTAGCTCTTTCTGGAAATTTAATTGGCGCTGGCAATGTTGCAGTCGGTCGGTCAGCTTTGCAGGCTAATACTGGCAGTAACAATGTTGCCATTGGCCTTGAAGCAGGTACTTCAAATACCACTGCTAGTAATTTAGTAGCTATAGGCTACCAAGCAGCCAGATTAAATAATACTGGCAGTGCCGTAACTGCTGTTGGGTGGCAGGCTGCTGAATCAAATGTTTCTGGAGGACAAATAGCGGCATTTGGTACATCCTCATTACAGTTGGTTACAGCAAGTCAAAATACAGCATTTGGCGCTCAAACAGCAGTAGTATTGACCAGCGGCAGCTATAACTTGGCGGTGGGTGACTTTGCACTTAACAAGGCTACCACCTCAAGTTCTAACACAGCCGTTGGCTCGGGAGCTTTAGCCACAACTACTACCTCTGGCAACAGCACTGCCGTAGGCGCAGGTGCTGGCAATTTAGCCACAGGCATCGGCAATCAGTTCTTTGGCAACAGTTCTGGCAGTGCAGTCACCACCGGAGCCAAAAACGTCATCCTCGGCAGCTACACAGGCTCTGCTGCACCAATCTCTGCCACTGGTAGCAACAACATTGTCTTGAGCGATGGTGACGGGAATGTGCGGCAGGTTATTGACTCAAGCGGCAACGTGGGTATTGGTACTAGTGCGCCGGGCGCGTTGCTAGATGTCAGTGGCGCTCCTGCTGGATCACTGTCAAGATTCTTAAACACCACAGCACCAACACTTTCTAACGATACCCATGCAGGTGAAGCATTGTTCTTGCGTTCGGGTGGTACTGCTGGCTCTGGTAATGTGCAAGCTGTTCTTGCTTTTGGTAAAGCGGATGGTGCATCAATTCGTTCCGGTTCAGCAATTGCGTCTGTTCAGACTACAGCAGACGCAGACCAAGTTGGTATTGGTTTTTACACATCAACAAGTTCATCATCAGCCCAAACATTGGCGCAAGCAATGTTAATTGATAACGCAGGCAATGTGGGGATTGGTACTACTTCAATTACAGATTTTAGCGGGAGGATACTTGCAATCAATGCGGCATCTGGGGCTGCGCGTATAAAACTAACTACGGCTACAAGCGGGACAACATCCGGGGATGGCGGCGGTATAACCTACGACACTTCCAATATATTGTCACTTATTAACCGTGAGTCAGATGGTGTAATAACCTTTCTTTTGCAGGCAATAGAACGTATTCGCATTGACAACTCAGGCAATATGCAACTGCAAAACGGTGCGGTTATGCCTTACGCCCCTGCTCAAACGGATATCAGTGCAGCAGCTACGCTGTCCAACCCCAACATCCAAGGGCAAATCATCAGCGCCACGGGCACTACTTACACGATCACGATGCCCACGGGCACAACGCTGGAGACGCTGGCAACATGGGCAGCAGTCAACGTGGCCTACGACTTCTATGTTATCAACACCGCAACCGGAACAGTCACGATGGCAGTAAATACAGGCGTTACTTCACTTGGTTTATTGACCATTTCAGCCGCCACCTCCGCGCATTTCCGTATTCGTAGAACTGCCGCAAACACTTTTGTTCTTTACCGTTTAGTTTAATTAAGGAACCACCATGACAACCTTTACCACAACCATCACCGCCCTCTACACGCTGCAAACTCCTGACCCCGATTACGTTGTCAATGCGTTCTGGCAGGTCACAGGCGTGGATGGCGAGTACACCGCAACGATCCAAGGCAACACGCAGTTCAGTTCGCAGCAGGGCGCAGAGTTCATTCCCTACGACCAACTGACCGAGGCCATCGTCATAGGCTGGATTCCCGCCAGCGACATTGAGAGTTCACAGCAGTGCGTACAGGGCCAAATAAACAGCCTCATCACACCGCCTGCCTTGCCTGCCGATACCGCATTGCCTTGGAGCAACTAGCATGACTGAGCCACTCGCCGAGCGCCGAGCAGAACGCTGGCACTTGAAAAAGGAAATCCAGCTTACCCATGTTATCAGCACGCTGATACTGGTTGGGGCAGTGCTGGCCTACGTTTCCAAAATTGAGCAGCGGCTGACCATCGTCGAGACTCAACTGCTGTCCCAGCGTGACGCCACAACTTTGCAACGAGCGCAGCTTGAGCGCATGGATGCCAAGCTGGACAGGTTGATTGAACGTGGCAGCAAATGAATGGATTTTTTCGAAATCCTGTCGAAAGCATGGCCCATCCTGCTGGCAATCATCACTTTGATTATTGTCCTGGCAAAACTCGACTTGCGGGTAGCTGTTTTGGAGGACAAGATCAAAACCCTGTTTGAGATGTGGAATAAAAAATGACGCCAGAACTGCAAAAATACTACGACGACAGGTTTGACCTGTTTTCCAAGCCTGGCTGGGC